GTTGAATACACCTGCTGATTCAGGGCTGATGACTACTGTACAACTTACCAATGAGGTGGCTGTGTCTCTGTCTCGCATGTATCAAAACGGCTTTACTATTGACCGTAAGGCATTGGACGATGTGCGTTCTGAATACGAACAGGAGCGTGACACATTGAAGCATGAGTTACAGATAATGGTAAGGGAACTGATGGGTGACACACCTATCAACCTGAACAGCCCAGAGCAACTGTCATGGGTTATATATAGTCGCAAGGTGCTGGACAAAGAGTATTGGGGCAATGCTGTTGACCCATACATGGATGAGGCAGACTTTCGTAGCCTAGTAAACGCTGGTACGGAACGTCTACACAAAACTAAAGCGACACAGTGTAGCGTATGTAAAGGCACTGGTCAGGTAAGAAAGGTAAAGAAAGATGGAACACTTTTTGCAAGAACCAATCGTTGCACGGTATGTGACGGTAACGGCTATACTCTGGCTAATCTGGATAGTTTGGCGGGGTTGAAATTTAAAGCACCCTCACCTAAATGGATGAGTGCTAATGGGTTTACTACCAGCAAAGACAAGCTACAGTTTCTTGAGGGCAAGGCACGTACTGCCAAGCGTGATACTGCTGTAGAGTTTCTGTCTAAGGTACGTAGACTATCTGCTGTGGAGACATACCTATCATCGTTTGTTGACGGTATATCTACACACACAAAGGCTGACGGTAAGTTGCATGTCCGTCTGCTTCAGCATCGCACTGCCACTGGCAGGTTCTCTGGTGCTAACCCTAACATGCAAAACATGCCACGTGGTGGTACATTCCCTGTAAAAAAGGTGTTTGTATCCCGGTGGGATGGTGGTAAAATCATGGAAGCAGACTTTGCACAGCTAGAGTTTCGTGCCGCTGCATTCCTATCACAAGATGGAGTAGCAATTGAAGAAGTTTCAACTGGGTTTGATGTTCACTCATATACGAGTAAAGTTATTTCTGATGCTGGTCAACCTACGAATCGCCAAGAAGCGAAGGCTCACACCTTTGCGCCCCTTTACGGGGCAACGGGGTTCGGACGCACACCTGCCGAAGCAAAATACTACGAACACTTCACGGAAAAATACGAAGGAATTGGGCTTTGGCATACCCGATTGGCTAAAGAGGCTCTAACTACACGTAAGATTACCACACCATCAGGCAGGGAATTTGCTTTCCCTGATGTTACACGTAATGCTCGTGGTCGTGTGTCCAACTTTACACAGATAAAGAACTACCCAGTGCAGTCATTTGCTACAGCAGACATTGTGCCTGTTGCATTGTTGCACATTGAGAGGTTGCTATCTGATATGAAATCATGTATAGTAAATACAGTGCATGACAGTATCGTCATTGATGTACATCCAGATGAAGAAAGGAGTGTGATTGAAGTCATCAATGAAACAAATAGAGTTTTACCAAAACTCATCCAATTACGGTGGGGATGCGTATTTAATGTACCACTGTTATTAGAAGCAAAAATTGGTGATAATTGGCTTGACACGAAAGACGTAAGCTGATATAACTATCAAACTTTCAACTGTACTTCGAGGAAAGGAGTAATTATATGACAACACAAATCACTACTATTGATACCGCTAACTATGCAGAGATGGCTAAAGCTATGGGCATTGCAGCAGAGGGCGGTAGCACAAAAGAGAAGGCAAGCACTCTTGCTCGTCTTCGTATCAATCATTCGCCTATCTTAGGCAATGACCGTATCCTTGTTAAAGGGGGTACATATAAATTGGATATCCCTGATGGGCCAACTTACTACGCTACGTCAGTAACACTACGCCCATACTTGCAACGCTTTATGTACAAGCGTTTTATTAAGGGTTCAGGTGATAAGCCAAACCGCTACGTTAAAACTGTGATGGCAGATAACCTTAATATTGACCTGAAAGATAACGATGGTGGCTTCAACTGTGGTAAGCCAGCAGGTTATATTCAGGACTTCAAGTCACTGCCTGAGAAGACACAGGAACTCATCAAGCAGATTAAACGTGTACGAGTAATGCTTGGCACGGTAGAACTGCATGATGCAGTAGACGAGAACGGTAAAGCGGTGGACGTAGCCGAAACTGCTTTTATCTGGGAGATTGAGAACAGAGATGCCTTTAAAGATGTAGGCACTGTGTTCACTAAGTTGAGCAAGATGAAGCGTTTGCCAGTGCAGCATAGCATTACTGGTAATACGGAAGAACGCAAGCTACCTAACGGTAATAGCTTCTACCTGCCTGTAGTATCTCTGGACCTGACTAAGACACTTGAACTTAGTGACGTTGAGCAAACTAACTTTGGTGACTTTATGACATGGGTACAGAACTACAATGAGTACATCATCAACTCATGGTCAGAGAAAGCCATGCAAGAGGGTGAGGATATCGAGGGTGTTGACGATATAGTTGACATCGAATTTGAAGACGAAGAGGTTGCGTGATGAACCATCCTGCTGAGTTGGCGTTGTATCAGTACATGGAGAAAGCTGCCAATGGTGGCACTACCATGTCACCTGATACTATCAAGCAAGTAGCGCAAGATGTATCAGACGCACTGCAACGTCAGTTTGGTGGGGGTAACAAGCGAGATGGGTTTCGCCTACGTATGTCTAATGTAGGCAGACCCTCTTGCCAACTTTGGTTTGAGCGTAACAAGCCAGAGACTGCGTTACCCAAGCCAACTACATTCGTAATGAACATGATGCTTGGAGACATCGTTGAAGCTGTCTTCAAAGGACTACTGAAGGAGGCGGGAGTAGAATATGAAGACACTGAAAAGGTTACTCTTGAGTTGTCTGATACTTCTGTTAGCGGCTCATATGATATTGTCATTCGGGATGCAGTTGATGATATTAAATCAGCTTCAAACTGGTCATACATCCACAAGTTTGAATCTTATGATTCCTTATCTGACGGAGATACGTTCGGATATATTGGGCAGTTAGCCGGGTATGCTAAGGCTGCTGGCAAGAAAGCTGGTGGCTGGTGGGTTGTCAACAAAGCTAATGGTGACTTCAAGTATGTACCTGCTACAGGACTAGACGTAGACAAAGAGGTACAGAATATTGAAGACAATATCTCTCGTGCTATGGGAGATGAGTTGGTCAGATGCTTTGAGCCTGAGAAAGAAACCTTCAACGGCAAAGAGACAGGCAATCTTGTACTGAATAAGAACTGCACGTTCTGTTCATATAAACATGCTTGTTGGCCTAAGATGGTAGAACTACCTGCCGTTAAGTCTAAAGCAAAAGACCCAAAGATAGTGTCTTACATTAAGCTATCAGAGGAATACGATGCCGCCTAACTTCAAACAGTTTAAAGCGGCACGTAAGTATGGGTATCGGTCTGGCTTAGAGGTTAAGATTTCCGACTATCTTAAAGAACTAAAGATTAACTTTGGTTACGAATGTATTAAGATAGAATGGGAAGACCTAGCCTACCGTACCTATACACCAGACTTTGTGCTACCTAATGGTATCATAGTTGAGACAAAAGGAATGTTCACAGCCGCAGATAGGCGCAAGCATTTAGCTATCAAACGGCAGCATCCTAATCTTGATATACGATTTGTCTTTGAAAACGGCAGACGAAAGTTACGTAAAGGGGCTAAGTCTACTTATGGAGAGTGGTGTGACAAGCATGGGTTTATGTGCTATACACGCATCATTCCAGAGGAGTGGCTGAAAGAAAAAGGCAAGAACAAACATCCTAGTTTTATAGGGTTTGCAGGTAAGAAAGTGAAAAGGAGCAAGTGAACATGGACGAAGAACAAATGAAGATGAGGTCTGAGGACTTTCTAATACGAATAAGACCATTCAAAGATAAAGACGGTTCGTGGACAGGTGACATAGACTTGTCAATTATTACACAGCCACAGAACGATTTAGATGATGAAGATTATTATCAAGTCATGCACTTCTGTAAAATGATGGCATCAACTGTGCCTCTCATGGAACGACATGAGGAACTACGGGATATGGTACATAATTTTGTTATAGAGAATGTTGACAAAGAGTACGTTGTTGAGGTAGACTCAAGTTCACGTGTTATTGACAGAGAGGATAACGTAGTTACGATTGACTTTGGAACTAAGACAAAGGGGAGTGCATAATGACAAGCTACAAGAATATTATGGAAAAGATTGAGCGAGATGCAAAGGAAGCATATGCTGGTGTAGATATGGTCAACAGCCCACCACACTATAATGAAGCTGGTATTGAATGCATTGATGCTATCTCTGCTGCATTAGATAATGGATACGAATACTATCTGCAAGGTAACATTATGAAATATCTGTGGCGTTATCGTTACAAGAATGGCTCTGAAGACTTGAAGAAAGCCAGTTGGTATCTTGACAAGTTAATTATCGAAGTCGAGGACCGTTATGATGATGAGAGTTAAAGTCTTTATCACTATTGATATAGACCCAGATGAATATCCTGTACCTGCTGATGAGAATGTGGGGGAGGAAATAGAAGAAGGCATCCGTGAATACTTTTATGACATTGACGGAGCAACAATAAAAAACATTAAGCACATACAGGAGTGACCCTATGATAAGTAATCATTTACCTACAGACTATCAGAACTTTATTGCTCTATCTCGCTACGCAAGATGGAAAGAGGATGAACAAAGACGAGAGACATGGCCTGAAACAGTATCACGTTACTTTGATTATATGACTGTTCATCTAAAGAAGAAACATAAATATACACTTTCTAATGAATTACGCACAGAGTTAGAGACTGCTGTGCTTGACCAACACATCATGCCAAGCATGAGAGCCTTGATGACATCTGGTCCTGCACTGGACCGTTGCCATGTAGGTGGATACAATTGTTCATATGTGCCTGTGGATAGCCCACGTGCGTTTGATGAGACAATGTATATACTCATGTGTGGTACAGGTGTAGGCTTCTCTGTTGAACGTCACAACATTGAGAAGCTACCAATCGTCAACGAAGATATGCATTCTACAGATACTATCATTAAAGTTGGCGATTCACGTCCGGGCTGGGCCAAGTCACTACGGGAACTTATTGCTATGCTGTACGCTGGTCAGATTCCTAAGTGGGATGTATCAGAGGTACGCCCCGCAGGTGCAAGGCTCAAGACATTTGGTGGTAGAGCCAGTGGCCCAGCCCCTCTTGAAGAACTCTTTGAGTTTTGCATAGAGAAGTTCAAGGCAGCATCAGGTCGTAGATTGTTTCCTGTTGAATGTCATGACATCATGTGTAAGATTGGTGAGGTTGTAGTTGTCGGTGGGGTCAGACGCAGCGCACTCATCAGCCTATCAAACCTGAACGATGACCAGATGGCTCATGCAAAGTCAGGTCAATGGTGGGAGAACGAAGGACAACGTGCGCTTGCAAACAACAGCGTTGCCTACAAAGGTAAGCCACAGATGGGTACATTCATGCGTGAGTGGCTATCACTGTACGAAAGTAAGTCAGGTGAGCGTGGTATCTTTAATCGCAAGTCTGCACAGGTGCAAGCAGCTAAGAATGGACGCAGAGATGCAGAACAAGATTTTGGATGCAACCCCTGTAGTGAAATTATATTACGTCCTTATCAGTTCTGTAACCTATCTGAAGTAGTTGTACGTGAAACAGACACGCAGCAAACACTAACAGAAAAGGTGCGCTTGGCTACAATACTGGGTACGTTCCAATCTACTCTGACTGACTTTAAGTATTTGCGTAGTATATGGAAGAAGAACACAGAGGAAGAACGTCTGCTTGGTGTGTCACTCACTGGTATCATGGACAACCAGTTAACGGCAGGTAAGTCTGCTCATCTAGGTATGAATATTGGACAGACTCTTGAGGCATTACGTGATGTGGCTATTGACGCTAATAAATCTATGGCTAAACAGCTAAAGATACCACAGTCAACAGCTATCACATGCGTCAAACCATCAGGTACAGTGTCGCAGTTGGTAGACAGTGCATCAGGTATACATGCCCGTCACAACCCTTACTACATTCGCACTGTTCGTGGAGATAACAAAGACCCATTGACACAGTTTATGGTAGCACAGGGTATCCCGGCAGAGCCTGACGTAATGAAGCCAGATAGCACTACAGTGTTTAGCTTCCCAATGCGTTCACCTGCACGTGCCGTAACACGCACCACTATGTCTGCTATTGAACAGCTTGAGTTATGGCTTATGTATCAGCGTTACTGGTGTGAACATAAACCGTCTGTAACAATATCCGTGAAAGAGGATGAGTGGATGGAAGTAGGGTCTTGGGTATATAAACACTTTGATGAGGTATCAGGTATTAGCTTTTTACCATTCAGTGAGCATACATACAAGCAAGCACCTTATCAGGACTGTGCTGAAGAAGAATATACAGAGATGAAAGCAAAGATGCCAATGTCAATTGATTGGTCTGCATTGCAAGAATTTGAGAAGGAAGACACTACATCAGGTGGACGTGAGTTAGCCTGTACTGCAGGGGTATGTGAAGTAGTTGACTTAACTGCTGCATAATGATAGAGTGTAGTGGATTAAACTTGTTATGGTGGCAGTGGTGGATACTTATAATGATTACAACAAACACCCTGCTTAATCTAGTAGTGTTCTTTAAGCACAGATTTAGAAAGGAAAAAACATGAGTATAAAAAATGTTATGATAAATGCAACTCGTTCTTATTTAGTTGGCGGTGTGAATAAACATCTTGCTAACATAGAGGTGTACATGAATCAAACTGTAGGTATTGGAGAACACTCTGATGTCATAGAAACTATAGACTTAGAACTTGACAAAGCTGCAGCATACCATGATAAGTTAGAGATACTAACAAAGTATTTCCCCCTTGAACAAACAGAGGAGAAAACAGATGGCAATGAAACCGATTAAAGGAGCAGTTAACCGTAGATTTAGACCATCTTCGTACCGTAAGAATGATAGCCTTGCAAAAGAAACTATCATCGCTTACCTTGAGGATAATGGACACACTATCCTTGACTCAGAAGAAAACTATTCTTTCGACATTAAGAGTGAGAAGAATGGTAACATCTACTACAGTGAAGTAGAAATGAAAAACCAGTGGAAAGGTGATTGGAATACATCATGGAAAGAGATACGCATCCCGTATCGTAAACACAAACTCATTAACAAGTTTGAAGAAGTAAAGGCAGACAATACATTCCTAAACTTCTATGTGATACGTGGGGATTGTAAGCAAGCATGGCGCATTAAAGATACCCTGCTTGAGAAGTCGGAAGTGAAAGAGGCACAAGGATTTAGAATTGAACCGGGTGAACATTTCTTTCACATTCCATACAAAGATGCAATACTCGTGGAGTTAGAAGATGGACTTAGAAACGCAAGCTAAAGCATGGATGAAGGAGAAGTACAAAGACATGGAGATGAATGAATATCAACGTAAGTCTATTGAGTTTGCCATCTATCCAGCCACTCACAGGATACTTTATCCTGCGCTTGGTTTGGCTGGTGAGGCAGGTGAGGTTGCCAACAAGGTAAAAAAGTTTATCAGGGATGGTGCTGACAAGGAAGCATTTGAAGTAAAGAAACTTGAGATAGCAGCGGAGATTGGTGATGTTCTATGGTACTGCGCTAATCTGGCAAATGACTTGGGTATCAATCTTTCTGATATTGCTAGTGAGAATTACTCTAAACTGTCAGGACGAAGTAAGCGAGGCACACTTGGGGGTGATGGAGATAATAGGTAGGATACTTATGTATCTTATATTGGGTGTGGTTGCTATGTGGCTAGGTTATGTAATTAGCATGGCAGTCATTAACACTGTGTGTGATTGCATACGTACAGGGCCAAAAGACATCATAGAGTGGATACAAAAAGAGGGGGCTTAATTGCCCCCTTATTTATTCTGCTTGTCTTGCCTGTATTCTACCCACACTTATAGCAATCTTTAGATGATTTACTTCAGGCTCTAACTCTTGCATTTCAAGAACAGATTTACCGTGTAAGTTCATGTAATATTCATCTGCAGCTTTCGTTTCAAGGTCAGATAGTTTAGTATATTGCGCCCTGTCAAACGGAGTATAAGACTTTCCTTTTTTTCCTTCTGCTTCTATTACAGCGAGTTGCTTTGCTCTTGACCTGTACATCTGCATATATTGATTTAACATAGCCCTTTTACCTACATCAGTTTTTGCCAAGTATCTTTCTGATGTAACTAAATTACTTATTTCTTTTTCTACAATTGGACCTAGTGCTTTTTTAACTGCAGCGTCTGCTGTCTTGTCACCTGAACCCGGCACAATCCTAAATCGTTTGATACCAAATCTTTCAAATTCTACCTCTGCAGGATTACGTTTTGCTTCTCTACGTGCGCCAGTTACCTGTCCTATTAATGGACTCTGACGATAGATATCACTTTCACGTGTAGGGCTTTCTATTGGTGGTAGAGTTTTAGAAAGACCGGGAATGTCTTTCATTAAAGTATTTTTCAAGGCACTCATAAATCTTTCATTAGGACCAACACCATCTGTCTGTTTAGCATCACGAACTATAGCAGCCTCTGTATCATATGCTGCCTGTATATCTCGCACTACACGAACTGGTGTAGCAGCACCACCAAACAGTTCACCTACATAGCCGCCCATTATCTCAGCTAAACGCTCACTGGTAATACTACCTTTTTCTGCCTTTAATAACTCTTCAAAGTTATCTATAACATATGAGCTTGCGCCAGTTCTAAACTGTACACCTGTAAATGCTTCAAGAAACTCTTTGGAGTCTATTGGTTTAGAATCTTCATTACTTAGTTTTACGATAATGTCAGCCAAAGCAAGATAAGGTGTTAATGGAAAGAAAGGTCGCAGGTCAGTAGTGCTACCATCCTCATTCTTATATTCATATAACTTAATATCTTGATTGTTTGCACGGTACTGAATGGCTGAGTACAATGCTGCTGTACCTACAACCCCTTTAGAAAATTCTGCTCGTGCCTGTGCTAATGCTTTAGAAGCCTGTTGTCCTTTTTTAGTAGCTAAGTCTGTATCACCTACAGCACGTGCTGCTTTAGCCATAGACTGTGTATACTTAGCCATACCATATTTGTAACCAGCAGTCACCATACTTGTAGGCATGTAGTTCATTTGAAACTGAAAGGCATTTACCATAAATCTAGCAAAAGGTAAAGCTGCTGTACCTAAAGGCAAAGGAACAGGACCGAGTGCTTCGTTAAACTTTAAAAAGTAATGACCTACAGTATCACCTGCTCTGCCAGAACCCGGCTTTGGCATACGAGAAAATGTAAAGTCTAATGACTCTTCGATTGCATCTGATAACACAGAGGCTGGTAAGGATTTACCTGCCGCAGCAAACTCTTCAAGACTTTTGTACTGTCCAATCTTAGTTGGGTTATCTACAATTACACCTGCACGTCTTAATCTTTTATCAATCGTGTCTGTAAATACTGCCCTACGGAAAAACAAATCTTGTGCAATATTTAAACCATTAAGCATCCTTGTCACTTTAGAAAGAGACTCACCTGCGCCTTGCTCTTCTATAGTTCTATCCAAACGTCCAGCAAGACGAGGGTTGTGCTTTAACAAAGCGTCAGTTAATTCTGCTGTGCCAGTTGCATGACGCATACGTTCAAGTCTACCAAAGCTATCACGCACTATGTTTTTTATACTACCCACAGCACCAACAGGAGCATTGCCTGTCATGCCAGCATCTGCACCTCTACCTATTTGATATAAACTAGACTCCATTAGGTCAGCAGCCATGTCCATTGTTAAACGTGTACCTGCAGTTGCTACGTTACGTACTGTGGTAGCAATTTGTGTAACCATTAATGCTCTACGTTCACGGTCAACTCGTTGCATAAAACCATGTGCCTTGCTCATAGGACCAATTATACTATCTGCCCTTGAATCTCCAATAATAGCTTTTGCAAGGTCCGGGTCAATTTCTCTAACACCTTTTATTATTTTTCCAACCTGTGATGCAGTTTGTAAATATCTACCAGCGTCCGTAAAACTAGCACCAAAAGCATCTACAAATTGTTTAGTGGTAAGACCTGCCCTAGATATAGCAGACTCTAATACATCTGCATCTATTTCTATGTCACCTAATTCATCTAGTAAACCTCGTTTGCCACCTTTTTCACCGACAAGAAGTCTCTCTGTCTGCTCTGCTATCTCTTTAGCAGACTTACCCTCAACACCTTTTAGTGTATCAGATACAATCTTACCTATTACTTCAGATGCTTTTGTATCTACATCTACCATTTGACCAAGCCTACCTGACTCAGCAAGGTCTTCCACGATATTAGTAACCACAGTTCCAACACGTTGCATGACTTCAGTTTTAAACTGAACTTCAGTCAGTCCACTATCTCCTGCTTCGCCAAGCATATTGAGAGTTTGCCTACCTGCATCAATATCAAATATACCTGTAGCTGATTGTGAGGTAGCTTCTAACGAGCGTTGTCCTGCTTCTTTAGCAGCAATCTCTTTATTACGAGCGTTTAAATCTTTAGCAATTCTGTATGATTTAATACGCATTTCTCTGGCACGAGTGAGCATTTGCTCACCACCTAAACCGCCAGATAACTTAACGCCTAAAGAACCTGCGGCTATACCTACCCCGCCTACAGTCAAAGCACGTAGCATACTTTTCTCTTCAGGTGTAGCGTCACCATATTTTTGAGAAAGCATTTCAAGTTCTTGTAGCTTTAAGTCTTGCACAGCAGCCGCACCAGCTTCAGCGGCTATGCCGCCAGCAGCAATCTTGCCACCAGTTGTGGTGAGCATACGCTTTGCTGAATACTTTGCAGCCTCTTCAATTGCAGCTTTTTTCCCGCCCGTTTTTAGTGCTTGCACAATAGCACGTGTACCTACTTGTTTAGCAACTGCACCTGCTCCAAAACCAATGTAGTTGAGTGGGTCCATTACCAAAGACTTACCAAAGTCACGAACAGCAGATAGATAACCTGTTCCACCTTCTTCATAAAAAGATGGTAATCGGTCAAGCTGACTATATATATAACCAAACTTCATGCGTTGCTCTTCGTCTGCAGTACGCACCCAATCTAGTTGTCTACCTAAATCAATACTATTAAACTCAAACTCACGAGCATGTGTTAAGAAACGCTTGAGATATTCTTCGTTTGTTTCATCTTCTTGTTGTGCGCCATCTTCACCAAAACGATTACCATTATACTCACGCAACATTTCCATATAGTCTGTGTCAGACGCAAGTTCTTGAAACGACAGGTCATCATCCTGTTGCTTTTCTTCGGGTGTATTATATTGTTTTGGGGGAGAAGGGGGAGTTAATTCAGCCGGGATTTCAGCAGGTTCATCTTCTACTGTAGGCTGTTCAGGTAGGTTAGGTTCATCAAGCGTAGTGTCTGCTGTCTCTTGCTCTACTGTAAAAGAATATGCGCTCTCTAAATCTTCTAAAGTTTTGTCAGGATGATAGCGATTGCGATATGCTTCAATAATATCAGCGTCATCTTTATCTTCATACATAGGATACTGCTGACGCAGTGCATCAATAAGTGACATTATAGTAACCTTATGTATTAAAGTTAAGTTTTAATGGGTCTGGGTCATCATCATCTTTTGGTTTATCTGCGCCTAGTATATCAGTGCGAACTGTATTGGCAATATTACCAAGACCCAAAGCCCTTGTAGCAAAATCCGCATCGTTACTTATGTAATTTCCTGAAGTATCAAATATGCTGTTACGTACAAAGTTTGACTTAAACTGGGCTTTTTGTTCTTGAAAATACTTAACTGCGTCTGGACCTGTTAGTGGACCAGAACCATCTAAGGGTTGAACAGTAACAATACCATTTGGGTCTACTTGATAGCCTGATTCATCCATAAGTTCTTTTAAACCTTTAGTGTATAAAGAACTAATCTCAGTTAACGTAGGACCAGTATCTGTAGCAGCAGCTTCTGCTTTTGCAATACTTCCTATAGTTCCTATTAATTTAGCATTTTGTAGTTCTAACTCTGTTATTTCAGATTCATCTAAAGTCCTGCCCATCAGGTCTTGTCCTGTAAGAATCTTGTTTACGTTATTACCTAACTGTGTTTTTAAACTAGGAGCAGATGCTTCTAGTTCACGTTGGTAATCTGCACTCTTAGCCATACCACTGCGGTCAAGTGCTGCACCTACAATACCATCAATAGCTTCACGTTCACGTGCAGGTATCATATCATTAACACTTTTAGATATACCCGCACCCATATTTTCCATGCCAAGACCAATTTTTTGAAGACCGCTAGTGTCCTCAAGATTAAGTGTTGTAACTGGTCTAACCTCTGTACGAATAGAAGCAAACGCACGGTCACGTGTGAGGTCTTTAAACTGTGTTAAGTCCACACCTTGCAAATCAAGTTTGTCAGCAAGGTTATATTGCATGCCTCTACTTCTAGTCTCATCAAGATTAGCTAAAAAACCTTCTACTTGTTCTACCTCTCCACCAGCAGCATTATATGCAGCTAAACCCATAGCAACATTACCACCTGCCTCTTTAATCATTCGGTCAAGTGCTTTTCCTGCACGAGTATCGCTTTCATCTGCACGTTCTGCTTTCGCACGTTGCATTTGTAGAGTATATTTTTTTGCTTCAGATAAATCCTCGTTACGTCTATCTATAGCAAGCTGTAAATTTTTATCTACACTCTGAGCGAGACCAGTTACAAAACCTGAACCAAAACTACCACCAAAGATTCCCATTAATTTCTCCGTGCCATTAAGCCTTTTGGCTCTTTCTCTTCTTCTTCTGATTCAGTTTTGTCATCAACCATATCATCTAGGTCAACCTTATCTAATTCACGTTGGTATTGTACAGCATACTTTGCAAGAAGAGTTTTACGTGTTTTATTTTTATCAGGGTCTTCAAGGCCACTATCATATTCAATGCCAGCACTTTCTGCTAACATCATCATCATTTCCATTAGCAAAGGAACTACAAGCATACCTGTATCAACACTGTGCTTTCCTTCCATAACACCAGAAAGCTGTATAGTATTAGCAACAGTAGTAACAGGAACACCCATTTCAAGAACGTCAATTAACTGTTGAATAAATTCTTCACTGGTCATTCTGCCCATGTAGTATTCAATAGTTTCATCAACAGTTGAAAACTGAGCAGGTGTTTGCCAAGGTCTTGCCCCTAACTCATGTGTTAAAGACATGCCCGGAATAGGAGCATCAAAAGAAGGTTCGTTAGACACTATCATTTTTGTTCTGTTCCCTATACTTGCGTATTGTCTGCATTTGCATACCTACACGTACAGCAGGACTACTGTAATCTAAATTACGTGTAGCAGGTGTTGTTCTGTTTAACAAACCTTTTGATTCTGTTTTTTCACTAGGCATATTTAAATTTTCAATATCCATATTTTTGTATGCCAATACAATATCAGTAAGCGCACGAGACATTATGCTTCCTCTTTTTATTTTCTACCACTAAATTCATAAGTTTTTTTGTAGCCCATTTTAGTGGGGGAACTTTAGATATTAACTTAGCGTAGCTTTCACCATGCTTCATGTACAGATTTTTAAACCACTTAGGAGCATCATACTGCAACCATGTTCTAAATATAAACCACTGCACATTTTCTTTACCATATACTTCACGTGCTACCCAACAGGACATAATAAAAGCACTACCCAATGTTCCAATTAAGCTACCGATAGCCTGTCCTGATGCACTTTTACCTTGCTCTGCCGCAATCTGACTACGTGACTTAGCGTCTAGTTCAGCTATAGCTAAAGCATTGTTGCGGTCAATTTGATTTTCTGCAGATGTCCATGCCCACTCCATAGTATCAGCATAATAATTCCACAAATTATCATAGGCTTGTTTAGATATGTCTAATATAGCTGTGGCGTTAAGTTCATTAGCACGATTAACAGCAGCCGTATCTGCAGTAGCAATTTCTCTACGCCACTGTGCATTACTCTGTCCAATTACCAATTGGTTCTGTGCATTAAACTGGTCACGTTGGTTATTCAGTTCAGCATTAAATCTTTCAATAGTATTTGCTTGTCCTGCATTAAACTGGCCTTGAGCATTTATTTGTGATGTATTAAACTGTGATACCTGATTAGCAAGGTTCGCAAAGAATTGGTCAACCTGAGTCTGTGAACTTGCATTAAACTGACGTGATGCATTTTCTGCTGCTTGGTCAGTAAATAATGACTGCACACGTTGCTGTGCTTTAAACAAATCTGTCTGCTGTGCATTTGATAAATTAGCCATATCAACTTGCAAGAAGCTACCTGCATTCTGCACAGCAGCTTGTTGACGATTATTTAAGTTTGATAAATCTAAGTTTGCTAATGCACTAGCCTCTGCTATTACCATAGCTTGCTGGTTAGACAGATTATTTAAATTCATTGTATTAGCAATGCGTGAGTTTTCCAAAGCAATCTGCTGTTCAGCAGTAAAGTTCATGTTAGCTACATCAGCTATACGTGCAGCATTTTGTACCTTTGTCTGAAATGTCTGGTCAAACTCTTGACCTAAAAACTTAGCACGTTGCTCTGCAGCAAGCATTGCTGACTGCTGACGATTAGACAGATTCTGCTGTTCAAACTGTGCAATTATGGCTGCATCTGCCTGTGCAATAGGTAGTGATGCTTCCATAGCTGCTTGCACGATAGCCTGACCAGCTAGTGATGAAGCACCTAAACCACGAGCAGA